CGGAAATCAAGGAAAGCCTTGGTATTCAGGACGCCCTCGAGGTGTTCAAAAAAGAGGCAATCAAGCCGGTACGCAAGCCCAAACAACAGGCGGGTGAAGCATGAAGGTCTTGGACGTCATTTCAAGGGTTCGATCCATTCTTAATGATGCAGATGCTACTGGTTATCGTTGGACCGACCAGGAGCTGATCGACGCCGTCAATGACGCCCAAGGCGTGATCGCGATCTATCGCCCAGACTGCTTTTCCGTCAACCAAGTGATCACCCTGGTTGCCGGATCCAAGCAGTCGATCCCTAGCCCCGGCTATCGTCTCCTTGACGTGATCCGCAACATTGCGCTCAACGGAACTTCGCCTGGCCGATCCATCCGCCCAACCGATCGAGACACCCTTGATGCTTTCGACCCTTACTGGCACACCAACGCGCAAAAGGGCGAGATCAAGAATTCTGTCTACGACGAGCGCAGCCCGACCGTCTTCTGGGTCAACCCTCCAGCAATTGTCGGAACCAAGATCGAGATCATGTATGCCAAACGCCCGACCGCGTTGACGGCTGCAAACGACGACCTCGCAATTGCTGACTCGTATTTTGAGGGCGTCCTGATGTATGTCCTGTTCCGAGCGTACGCCAAGGAAGCGGATTTTGCCGGCAATGCCCAGCTCGCCTCAAGCTATCTGTCGCTTTTTGCTTCGATGATGGGGATCAAGCTTCAGAAGGATGTCGCGTTTGGCATGTCGATGAACCGCAAGGGCGCGGAAAGCAATCCCGCCTCAATCCAGGCTGGAGGCGTCTGATGGCCGCGTATGAAAAGTTCTTCCCCAACATACTGCCCGAGGTTCCTGGCGCGGCGGAGGCGATCGTTGAGAACGCCGTGCGAAATGCAGTAATCGAGTTCTGCGAGAAAAGCTTAATCCTGCAACGCGATCACGATCCAGTCACTTTGGTTCAGGGGAACGTGGATTACGATCTTGAGCCGCCAAGTGGATATTTGGTCGTCAAGGTTATGAAAGCCTGGTTGGAGAACAACCCGCTTGATCCGCTGGCCCCTGACCTCGTTCGTGAGGCCGCGGTCTACAACCGATTGTTTAGTTCGTACCAAAGCGCCAACAGTACGCCAAGGGCTTATCTCCAAAAAACGGAGCGGACAATTTCCGTTTGGTATCCGCCTGAGAAGGACTATATCAACGGCCTGACTTTGCGGGTTGCGCTTAAGCCCACTCGCGCCTCCTCCAGCGTGGAAGACGTCATCCTCGAGGACTACGCCGAGGTGATCGCAAGTGGTGCTTTGGCGAGATTGATGATGAGTGCGGGTAAACCCTATACCAACATTGAGATGGCAGCGGTTCACAAGGGGTTGTTCCAGCAGGGGATCAACCTTGCTCGGTCCAGGGCTCTGCATGGCCAGGTCCGCTCCAACCTGAGCGTAAAGCTGCGGAGGATTTGAGATGGCCGAGAAAATTGCATTTGTACGGGGCGACACAAAGCCAAACCTGATCGTTAGTTTGACCGATTCCGTGACCGGGGCGCCGATTGACTTAACCGGCGCAACGGTTCGCCTGCGGTTTCGCAAGGTTGGGGCAACCGTACTCAGCGCAACGCTGACCGGCGTCGTGACAAACGCCACGGGTGGTGTCGTTACGTTTACTCCCGCTGACGCTCCGCAAATGCTGACGGGACCCGCTGGCGATTACGAAGGCGAGGTTGAGATCACTTTTGCGGACGGCAGCACGCAGTCCGTGTATGACATTTTGAAGTTCAAAGTGCGCGAGCAGTTTTAATGAAGGTAGAGGCCAGGCAGATTCGGGCAGGGATTGTCGTCACAAACCCGGTGGCGCAAACCAGCTACGTCTCTCTGGCCGCATCTGCCGGGTCAGTCGTCATCCCGGCTGCGTCGATTTCGCACATCTTCATTGCGGCAGTGGCCGACAGCAGTCCAGGCATTTATGCCGACACTTCGTATCAGCTGATCAACGCCGCAGTTTCCGCCCTCAATCCCAAAGGGTACGAGTACTACGTTGACGCAATCGTCACGACGGACAACAAGGTTATCAGCCTCAGCAAGCAAGTCACCGACTCCATCTCTATTCAAGAGTCCCTGGCACGCTCGATCTTTAAGGTCGTCCAGGATTCGGTTGTTGTGGTTGACCAGCTTACGGCTCTCTTGACCGCCATCGAATCGTTCTCTGAACAGTTCGACTTGACTGAAGCCGTTGCGCTGTCTGTAACGAGGCCGCTGAGCGACACTGTCTCTGTCTCGGATTTGTTTTCCAAGCAGTTTGCGAAGC